GGTTCACGATGGTTCGCGGACTGTGAATTGCAACAATTATCCGTGGAACGTGAACACGAACATTGGCGTGTGGTGCGTCTGTGACTATTTAGAAAACTGTCAGATTGGTGGAGCTACGGCTTGCCAACAAGGATTATTTGATAATCATTTATTGAATAGTCAGACGGCTATCCCGACCCGTGCAAACCGGGCGAACTTAAAACAGCGAAGCCAAATAGTAGCGAAAGCGAAGGAAGTGTGGCGTAAGCATTATTTATGAAGAGAATAACAGGTCTTATGAAAAACATCTGTACCATGAAGAACGCGTTGATCGCATATCAAAAGGCGAGGCGGTGCAAAAGGTACAGACCGGAGGTTTTGGAGTTTGAAGCAAATAGAGAGGAATACCTCAGCAAAGCCATCCGGGAATTGGAAAGTTTGACATATACTCCTGGAAAGTACAAGGTATTCAAAGTTTGGGAACCCAAAGAGCGTATAATCATGGCTCTGCCATTTTACGATAGGGTTATCCAACATATGATTGTCAATTACATAGAGCCGATATTTGAGCATCAGTTCATCTACCATTCCTACGCTTGCAGAAAAGGGAAAGGTGTTCACAGAGCCAGCAAGCAGTTGACAAGGTGGCTATATAATCTGGAAGTCGTGCAAGGCAAATCAGTCTATGTACTGAAAGCCGACATACACCATTACTTCCAGAGCATAGACCACAAGGTTCTGAAAAGAGAAATTAGAACCTACATTAAAGACAAGGACTTACTCGTAATCCTTGACCGGATAATAGACCATAATGGGATATTCCCGGACGGTGTCGGTATACCGGTTGGAAATCTTACGAGCCAACTATTTGCCAACGTGTATTTACACCGATTGGATATGTTCGTAAAACATACACTTCATGCGGAACATTACATGAGATATATGGATGATTTTGTGATTATATCAGAAGATCTCGAACAGTTGAAACGGTGGGAGAAACAGATAGAAATATTCCTTGCGGATGTTCTTAAATTACAATTAAATCCCAAAACAACCATTGTTTATGCAAAGAACGGAGTGGATTTTGTTGGATATAGGCATTGGAACTCTACGAAGAAAATCAGAAAGGATGCTATGCGTAGACTGAAACGCCTTATGAAGAATTTCAAAGATGGAACTATCACGGAAGAATTTTTCGACAAATCGTTTACAAGTAGAATTGGTTCGATAAAACACGCCGACACCTATAATCTGGTGCAGAAGATCACCTGTGAAGCAAAGGAGTTAAAGGAAAGTCATGCGTGATGGAAGTTATGTCATTGTAGATAGGCTGTGTGAGGCAACCACACAACTGCTTGAAATAATTAAAAAGCAGGAAGAAATCATTGAGCAGTGCAGAATATCGGATGAACTGCATAAGGAACTCGATGATATGAAAAACGACGTGGATCAGAAGATGGATTTAATTGAGTATGATTTGAGATCATACAGACGGGAGCGCGAAGAATGATAGATTTTATTGTGAAATATTGGATCGAGTTTCTTTTTGGATTGATAATCAGCGGAATGGGCGTGATGGCGAAGCTGATGTACAATCAGCACTTAAAAAACAAAGCCATTGACAAGGGCGTAGAAGCTCTTTTAAGAAATGGTATCGTTCAGACATACAATAAGTGGTCTGAAAGGGGTTACTGCCCTATATACGCACGAGAGAACGCCACAAGGATGTATGAACCTTATCACATACTTGGCGGAAATGATGTTGCGACAGACTTAATTGAAGATCTGAAAGGACTGCCGACAGAACCGCAAAAGAAGAAAGAGGGTGTAGAAGATGATACTTAAAATTTTTATAGGTTTCGCTCTCGGTTACATTGCAGCTTGCGTGACATTTTACATCCTGCAGAAAAGGGAGCGTAGGCGGAGAAAAGAGAAGAAAAAGAAAGTAAGCCTGAATACCTATGCAAAGGTAGCCACTACTGCGGTATTGGCTCATGGGATGATCCTTACATCGTGTTCCTATATCCTCTCATGGATAGGTATGGACCCGGTGGTGGATGTATCAAGCACAATCGTCAAAGAAATCGTAGCTCCGTTGGTGGTTTACCTTGGGACAAATACGATTATGAACATCTTTGAAAAGAACAAACTCAGTTTTTCAGTACCAATCAACAGCACCGTCATAAGCAAAGACGGAACCACACACAAAGCCTCTGATGATGAGGCAGTAGGATAGGAGGTCATATTATGACAATGGAATTTTTAATTGTAGCACTGTTCGCAGTATCATTACTCACAAACCTTACAGTTGAGGGAATCAAGAAACTTCTGGATAAGAAATCGGTTGACTACTCATCAAACGTGATGGCAGCAGTTACCGCAGTCGTTATCTCCGTGGCACTGTCCGCCGGGTATCTGATTTACACAGAAACGATGCTTAACGCAAAGATTGGCGTTGAACTTATTGCCCTTGCGTATCTTAGTTTTTTAGTTGCCACGAACGGATATGACAAAGTTATTCAGGCAATCAAGCAGATCAAACAGATTGAAAAACAGTAATTTAATATTTAAGAGCCATGAGCCGGGTGCATGAACGCATCCGGCTTTTACTTTTAGGAGGCGATGCACAATGGCTTTAAGAGGCAGTACGGCGCAGGAGAGAGCATGGAACTTCTTTTGTGATAAGGGACTTAACCATTATGCTATTTCCGGCATAATGGCGAGCATAAGAGCCGAGAGTGGTTTTAATCCGAGAAACTTGCAGAACAGTTGTGAGAAGAAAAGCGGATATACGGATGCTACCTACACTGCCGCAGTAGACAACGGCAGCTATGCAAATTTCATCAGAGACTCTTTTGGATATGGGTACGCACAGTGGACCTATTGGAGCAGAAAACAGAATCTTCTCAATTTTGCCAAGAAGAAAAATAAGTCCATCGGAGACGAAGAGATGCAGTTAGAATTTCTGTGGGAGGAATTGACCGGATCGTACAAAGGGGTTCTTACAAAACTCAAAGCCGCAAAATCCACACAGGAAGCATCCAACATTATCCTGACCGGATATGAAAAGCCGAAAGATCAGGGGCAAAAGGTAAAGGCAACCAGGGGATCTTATGCCAAGGAATATTATAACCAGTTTGCAGTGAAAAAGGAGGAAAAGACGATGAAAGTAATTATTGGAAGTGCAAGAAGAGACGAAAATGGGAAATACTCCGGCGGCAAGCCGGGAGATCAGGATGGCGTAGAGGTAAGCACACAGAATTATTATGTTCATACCAAAGGATGGTATATGCTCCGCCTCCTGAGTGACGAGCACGCAAAGAAAGTTGCTAAAGCAATGTGGGATGCCTGCATGAACAACAATATCGGCTACTGTCAGGCACACAGATCCATTATGGCAATGCTTAAAAAGTACGGCAACATGAAAGCAATCGGAGAAAAGACAGAAACAGATTGTAGCGACCTCGTAAGAGGATGTATCTATGAGGCAACCGGCATTGACGTGGGAACCTTTAGCACCGCAACGGAGCCGTCAGTGTTAGAAAAATCCGGCCTGTTTGCTAAAAAAGTTTCCGTTACATCTGCAACCGTCCTTAAACCAGGAGACATTCTGGTTACAAAGAGCAAAGGCCATACTGTTATCGTTGTTTCTGTAGATGGATCTGCCCCAAGCGGAAGCACATCAACATCCAAACCGGCAGTGTCGGGCAGTACGGCAAAGGTTGAGAGTGCAAGAAGCAAAGATGCAGCAATCGCCGGAAAATATAAAACAACCAGCAATCTGTACCTGAGAGTTGGAGCCGGCACCGGGAAAACTGCAATCACTTTAATGCCAGCCGGATCATCGGTACAGTGTTATGGTTACTACACAACCTACAACGGAACACGCTGGTATTATGTGGCATACGGAGACAAAACCGGATTCTGTTCATCTGCATATTTACGGAAAGCCTAAAGCGATGTAAGATGGTATAAAATCGAAAAGGACTTCGTTGGTAATATGCCCGTAATATACAAATGAAAGCAAAAACCGCATAAACACTGAGACCTTGTGCTACTGCTATGCTTGCTCAGGGAGTTTGCTAAGTAGAAGACATCTGATAAAGAGAATAAGAGAGGCTGTCATGCGAGATTCGTATGACAGCCTTTTTGATCAAATTATAAAATAAGAGCCAGACCTATGAAGACCTGGCTTTTATTTTGGGAAAAATTGAAAATGGCAGAACTAATATGTATAATTTTCAACTTCAACTTTATCAACTTCCTGGAATGGTGCCAGAGTGGAAACCATTTTGATCGGCTTGTCATAGCTGTTCTTGCAGTAGTGTACTTCGCCTGGCTCAATGTGGATCATCTGACCCGGATACATATGATTAACAACACCGTCAACCACGATATCAATCTCGCCTTCCAAAATGTAGAAGTTCTCCTCCATCACGTTATGATAATGAGCTTTGAAATCCTGTCCCGGCATAAACTGAACAAGTGCAAAGTTCATACGAGGTCCCTTCATGAGATATTTAGGACCACTGTCACCAAATCTGTATTCCTTATCTTTTTCATCAACAATATACATGTTGTTATACTCCTTTCATTCTTGCATTTTAAGTCTTTGGTTTATAATCCAGGTGCAACCCACATTGGTTTTGTAACACCTTCGTTAACAAGTTTGAGCTGAGCTGCATAAACCTTCTTCCAGGTCTCATACAGATTATCATATACTTTACGGTTGTCAGTATTCGGAGTGAATACTTTATCCCATTTTACAGTCCGTTTTGCACCCTCTTCAATGCTGTTGTAGAGACCAACACCGTATCCGGCAATAATGGCAGCACCAAGAGCGGTTGCTTCTTTAACTACAGGAACCCGAACCGGCATACCTAAGACATCCGCGAGGATCTGAGACCATAAAGGACTCTTGGAAGCGCCTCCTGCGAAGATGATCTCGGATGGCATATTTCCGGTTGCTTCTTTTACCAGTTCCATATGTCCTTTTACCAGAAGTGCAGTGTTCTCAAGGATTGCACGGTAGAAGGTGTAACGGTTAAACTTGGTCGGATCCAGTTCAAAATTGGTAAAGGTTGGAGCTGCATGTTTCCAGTTAATGAAGTTCATGATATCGCTGAATGCACATACCATACCGTAGCTTCCAGCCGGAATCTTTTCAGCTTCTTTGTTCATCAGGTTGTAAGGATCTGTTCCTTCTGCGGCGGCTTTTTCTTTTTCGTACTGACAGAAACCATCGCGAAACCATCTCATAACAAGACCAGGTTTGAATGCAAGTGCCTCATACTGCCATACACCAGGTACTGCGTGACAGTTTACACGGACACGACACTGTGGATCTGTTGCTCCACTGGCGGTATTGAATTCATACTGCCAGAAGCTTCCGCCAAATACAGCAG